CGCGTTTTTTATAGTACAGGAAAGGTTTTTGGTGTAAATAGAGCCTGTCTGCCATCTCCAGGATCTCCGCTTCCGGAAGTTCCGGTGTGTGCTCCTGGCGGTCTTTCAACGCCTGCTGCCGTCTTTCATACTTTCTGTTTTCCCGCCGTCTTCTTTCCTCGTGCACGATGGAGTCCTGAAACCGGTATATGTGCTCCCACCATTCGCTTTTGTACCATTCATTTTTCCCGCAGAATTTTTCGATACGCTGCATGTCTTCTTCGGTGGCAAGGATATTGGATTTTGCTCTGGCATTTCGTTCTGTTCGTCCTCCTGCCTTATCCCAGACCAGTGTCGCACCGTAATAATAGTCCTGTGCTATCTTTTCTCTGGTCCAGATATCTTGGTCAGTGCGATAAGTACCGAAGTCTTTCTTTGTCACTGCGATTCGTACAACCGGAATATTCATTGATTCTTTTTCATTTCGGTACACCTCCAGTAACAGGTGCTTTTCATGCCCCACAATCTTGAGTGCCGTTACCCCGATATATTTCACATCCTGCCCGCTGCTGACCTGTTTCAGTCCCAGGTATGGGATTTTTTCGATAGCTTTCTTTTTCATTTCTGCCGCCTACTTTCCCATATAGTACTCTGTGATCAGTTTCTTTGCGGTTGCTATTCCCGGGCACATGCCAAGTTTATAGCTCCCTTTGATTCCTGTTGCCTTCATCACATCCTTATGTACAGATACCCGGTTCGTATAGGACCATTGCAGTAACGTCCCGATGCATCCTGCCAGGCTCTTTCCTTTCTTTCGTACCTGAAACGCAAGCATCTCATTTTCCATACACTGTCCTCTCAGGTATTCCACCCAGTCCAGCATGATCTCCTGCGGCTTCAGCTCTCTGACCTCGACATCGATCTTTCCCAGTGCCGCATCCATCGCCTCGCAGAGCTGTGGGATCTCGCCCTGCAGGTACATTTCTGTCATATCTTCCGGAATCCCGTTCTCTGTTGCCATTTCTTTCAGGCTTTTGATATCGCCCTCGTTGAACAGGTTTTCCGCCAGTTCATTGATCTCCTTGTAGGAGTTCATTTCGCCAAATTTTGTGAACATCATATCTTCTTCCTTTCTCCTTGCCGTAATTCAGATCAGTTTCTATGCAAACGGCAGTTCTTCGTCAATACCGTCCGGTATGTTCATAAATCCATCTGCATCTACTTGCGGCTCTGGTTTCTGCTCGGATCTACCGTTTTCTCCCTGTCCTGCTGTCGCTTTACTTTCCGCAAATTCCTGTTCCTCTACGGCTACATCTGTCGTATAAACCTTGTTACCGTCCCGGTTGGTATAGCTTCCGGTCTGGATCCGACCGGTTATCACTACTTTCAGCCCCTGGCGGAAATACTTTTCTGCAAACTCTGCACTGCGGCCAAACGCCACACAGCTGATAAAATCAGCACCCGCTTCACCTTCACGCTTGTAGCGTCTGTCAACTGCCAGCGTATAGCGTGCAATTGCCGTGTTACTCTCTCCGTTAGAATTACGCATCTCCGGGTCTCTGGTCAACCGTCCCATTAAAATTACTTTATTCATTCTTCATCCTCCAGATAATCAAATATCGTCCGCTGTCCCGGCATCGGTTTCTGTGCCTCTTTTGTACCACTTTCATTCAGAATAATTTTTCTGAATATGCTTTCAAATATCGGAACCGCAATACTGTTTCCTGCTTGTGCATATAGTGCCGTATAATATCTCCCCCTGCGTCTGTGTACTGCTTTGGCTGCCTCAAAATCTGCATCTGTATACCCCATTAACCGCCAGCATTCACGCTCCGTTAGATACCTGTATCTTCCGTTTCCACAGTCAATTACCTGTGCTGGTGTGCGGTCCTGCCTGGTTGTTATGGTATATGCATAATCTTTAATGACTGTTGCTCTCCGAATACTTTTCTCTCCGATACAGGAAAGAATAGACGGCTGTGTTACATCATATACATTTGAAACCTTTTCGTTATCTTCCAAAAAATCATTAATACTTCGCATTGGTGTCCGGATCAGGCTGTCAAAATCGAACTTTTCACCATTCAGGCCGCTGATTGTGAATACTCTCTCACGTGCCTGTGGCAGTCCAAATTCTCTCGCATCCAGAACATCATAGCTGTTCGTGTATCCTAATCGCTCCATCTCCTTCTGATATTTAACGAAATTTTCAATCATATGTTTCGATGTGACATTTTTGACATTTTCCCATATTACATATCTGGGTTTCCATTTTCCCATCTGTTCAATGATATGTATTGTTTCCCACATCAGGCTTGATCTTGTTCCGCTGCCCTGCTTTGCTCCTTTTCCACGGTTTATTCTTCCGTCTGACGCTCTTGCTTTTCCCTGGTGTCCAGCAATGCTCATGTCCTGGCATGGACTTCCGTGGATTAGGATATCTGGCTTCAAATTCCATCCAACAACACTCTGTGTTTTATATGCCAATTCCTCACGGAACATTGAATTGTATGAACGTACCGCCTTTTCGTTGATTTCCACATAGTCAATTGCTTTCGTCGGAATACCGAGGTTGCGGAGTGCACATCGCGGACTTCCGATTCCGCCAAACAATTCCAATATCTGAACTGGTTTTTCTACTATTTTCATGGCATACACACCTGTGCATTGCAGTCACGGATCTGGATCTGTGTATTTGTGCAGGGCTTCCATTCCTGGATGTATTCCAAGGCTTCATAGTAGCGTTTCTTCGGCACGTTGTTGCGGGCGTTGACGTGGAAATAGTGTTTCAGGTCACGGTTGCACTCCGCGAATACTTTCTTGCCGATCTCGTTGTAGGCATTGCTGTGCTTGCCGCCAAGTGCGTCCAGGACTGCCTTGTTGACCTCATCGCCAAGGACTACCTGCTCTCCGTAGTCGATCGTCATATGGTTCTCCAGATCTGTCACGCGGTTATCAATCTTCACCAGTTTCTTATCATGCATCAGGATTGCTTTCATCTCCGGTGAATACTCGTCCATGTCATAGATTCCGGTTTTGCGGATCGCTGGCAACACTTCTGATGTTACCCAGCGTTTGAAACGCTTCGCTGACGGAAGCTTGCTAGATAAGATCACGCTGTAGAGTCCTGATTCATTGATCAAAATTCCTTTTGTTCCATTGACGGTGAACGATTCGTTCACCGTTCTATCCTCTTCTTCCACATGATCACGAAGTGCTTTTTGTGGATTACTATATTCAAGGGATATTGCCACATCTTTCCCGACAAACCATGGTTCTCCATCAATACTGATCGTTCTTACCTGCCCAAACTCTTCGCTCTCAAAAATCTTCAGCTGTTCCATATTGCCTCCTTACTCGTTCAACGTTCTTTCCAGTGCGTCAAAATCATAGTCTCTTTGCGGAAATGCATTGAATGTATTCTTTACGGTTTTCTTTTCCTTCTTCTTGGCTGCTGGCTGCTTCTTGATTGGATAGAAGCTCTTCCAGCCGCTTACAGTCGCTTTTCTGACAATCGCCTCCATATCCCTCGGATCCGTTGACAAATCCTTAAGATCCTCTTTCAACAGCTTCACCTGTTCTTCTGTGATCCTTGCACCTTCCTCTCTCCTGGTCTTCAGGAACAGCAGGAAGGCTTTGTTCAGGGAATCATCAGAAAAATAGGAATCCGGCGGAGCCGTATCTATATCTATATATTCTTTTTTCTTTTCCTTTCCTTTTGTGTTATTTTTCTCGGAATTATCCTCTTTTTTCTCGGAAAAACCGCTTTTTTTCTCAGAAGAATTTAAAGAAGGGTTCACTTTAATAAAGGTTTCGGTCTCTTCTTCCGAAAGAAGCCAGAACCTCTCGGCTGTGATCGGCGTTTTCGTGGCTCTGGCTTTCACCATCGCCTGATAACGCCTCTGTATTCCGGCAGAGGTCAAGACCTTGTCCGACTGGAAAAGTGTATCGTCAAACAGTGACCGTTCCAGCAAGAAGTTCAAGACCTGCTTCACCTTATTGCTGTCCATGCTCAGATCATCTGAGACAATGAACTCAAAATCCTCATCAATCTTTAAATAATATCCAGCTTTGTATATCTCACATAGGATATACAGATATAAGGTAACCCCGTCAGCCCCATAACGCGCTTTCAGGATCTTTACCTTCTTGTCTGAGAAGAAATCCACATCCAGGCGAAAAAAGCGATTTCCTTCCTGTTTCCGCCTTGCCATATATGATTAAGCCTCCAGTTCTTCCAGACAGATCTCCAGTCTTGGTCTTTCGCTGTACTGCTTTCTTACCTGCAGCTCCACGACCTGTGTATCATCCCGGTATGCCACCTCATTAAGGGCATCCAGAACAGCTTTTACGATGTTGTCAATATCGGGCTTCTTTGTAGGAAGTAGCTCCCCGCTGAGCATGGCTGTCTTTTTCACCTTTGAACTGCTCTTGGGAATCTCATAAAAAGCCTGGATCCTCGCTTTGATATAGGCTCCATCTGAGAATCTCTGTTCCCCAGCAGCCTCCATATAACGGGTAGCAATAAAATTCTCATACAGGACCGTTTTATCCGGTGTTGTGCTGCTCATAGCCTTTTTCTTGGCATTATAGTAAGTACGCGCCCTGGCTTTTCCCTGAGGCTTGCCAGGCACTGTGAAACAAATTGCTGTCATAAATATAAGTCATCCTTTCCACTTCCCCAGCCTGTTTAAGACCAGGGAAGCGTTCTATCACGCGATAATAGTTAAACGCTTGTAAAGATCTTCCTCGCTCTCAAGGTTGCGCACAAAATAATCTCGAATTTCTTTCATTGCAACATTCTTCCAGAGACCACCTTCGGCTTCTACGATCTTGAATACCGGAGCACCACCAGCGTCCTTGATACGGAAAACAAACTCACTTTCCGGCTGCTTCACTTCCAGGAAGGTCCTGTATGGGATAAGGGTAACCGGATTCGGAACCAGAACATCTGCTTTTGATGCAATCCCCTGCTTAATGGTTGTCTTCTGGGTAACGCCGTCATCACCATAATTGGCTGTTGTTTTTGCCTCAACATTTCCAGATACTTTCAGGATAGCTTCCAGATCAGTGTTCTCTTCAAAGTTTGCCTGCATTTCAATGAGAAAACGCTCCTGATCGTACCACTCATCATAGCGGAAGCGTGGAGTCTCAGCCCTGCACACAAACAGGCGCTCTCTTTTTCTCTCTGCATTCAGACCGGAATACAGTTCTACTTTTGTCGGACTTATCACATGAATGATCATGGACTCTCTGAGTTCCTTGGTGCAGCTCAAGATATAATCAATCATGCTGCTTAAGTTGGACGCCTCAATTGGCTCCGCCATAGGTTCATCGTCATATCTGCTCAGGTCCTTATCACAATAGGTCTTGCCTGCAATCGTGACAACTTTCGGTTCCATTGCTTCTGCTTTTAAATCTGTGATGTACTTGATTGCTTCTTTGATCATCTTTCTTCCTCCTTATGCCTGTCTAGCTCTTAAATCAATTACATTGTCTGAATGTTCCGCCTGTTCAATGATCTCCCCAGTGGAAGGATCAACCTGGCGCGGTGTTTTTTCCCTCTCATCAAAGGAATCCGTTACCTCCTCAATGGTCATCTGGCCTGGGATCTGGCTGCCAATCTCAACAGCCTCCACTTCATTTGTACGGATGTTTTTGCCCATGCTGAGGGCTGTCACAGCTCCAAGAGCCGGTGCCAGGGTGGATTTTGCCTGTACTCCCGTAGTAACAAAATTCCTTGCCTCATTCGGCTTAAATTCGATCACAACAGTGATCCTCCGCTTGGCAGTTGCGTCTGTGTTCGGATCCTGGATGTTCTCCGTCACCTTCT